ACGCTATTTATTTAAATGATTAATATTTCTGTCGTAGAACTCATTCCAAGCCTTTTTCTTGATGAAGACGAAGAAGAGCAGCAGCCCTAGGGCGACCATCAGCAGCTGCAGCGGCTGGCGAAAAACACCGAACCCGAAAGAACGCTGGAAGTCGATGCAGAATGAAATCAGCACTCCGTAGGTAGCGAACGCTCGATGCACTCAGCAGAAGCCATAGGCAAGGCTGACGATGATCCAGGCAATGAAGCCGAACAGCGAGCAGTCGAATATCCACTCTGTGAGTTTTACCCGAATGCCGAACGAGAGCAGGGTGCAGTGCACCAGCATAACAAGCGCACCCACTGGAGGGATGATGCCTATTATCAACCTGCTGGCTTTCCATAGCCAGCTTTTGCCGAGTGCGGCAAGAAGAACCTTCTCCTTCCGCTCTATGAAATCCTCATCTTTCATCGTTACTTAGAATTTTAGTTGATATTGTACCTGGAGCGAGAACTAAAGTTCACGCAACCATTTCTCGCCAGATTTCGTCTTAGACCAAATCACGAGACCTGTGCCGATAACCGCACCTATGAACATAAATAAAGTTGCTAGTTCCATAATCTAAACATTTGAATTATTATACTTCATTACATTATTAGCGAAATAAGCGAAGGCGAATGACGCTATGACACCGAAGGCAATAAAAAGGATATTATACAATCCTATCTCATCGCCAGTAATCAATGGTGAAAACCCACCAATGCCCGTTCCGCTTATAAACAGATTGGAGACACCGTAAAGATACGTAGCAAGCAGCGTCCTGCGGTCGTGCTCTTTAATTAACTTACTAACCATATTTTTTCATTTTGCAAAGTTACTAAATTATTTTTGTCCGACAATGGCAAGCAGGGTTTCAACTTGCTTTCGAAGAAAGGAATTTTCACTTTCCAAGCTTTCGACCCTAGCCTGCAGTGCAGCATCACTACCAAGCGACTGGGAAACGTTGGAGCTGTTCGAACCATTGACATTTGAACCGAAAACAGCCTCTTCCATCTCAGCAGGGAGTGGAGGGGCACATCTATCGATGATTTCCTTTATCTTTTGGATAAAATCAATTTTTATAGTTTTGCGTCCAAGACGAGCCTGCACATTCTGTGGTGTAGTACCCAGTTCTCTAGCTACATCGCTCATTGTCAAGCCCGAACGCTTAATATACTTCTTTAATTCTTCACCGCTCATAATTGTAAATCAATTTAAAACTAATTAAAAACTTATTAAAAACAACCACAAAACAATTGTTTTTCAATTTTCTTTTTGTATTTTTGCAACCGAATTACAAAGCGAGTTTAAAAACTCATTTGCAAAGATAAAGAAAATAATTTAAAATGCAAATAAAAATGGGAGAAAATTTTAATTATGATTTTCGGACACCGTTGCAGAAGCAGCAGGACGAAAGAAAGAAGAACATCATAGCGATGTTTGCAGATTTCCGAGCAAAAGCACCTGCAGAGACCTCAGACAGCAGAATTATGCTCGCAGTATCACAGCGTGTTGGTTGCACCCAGCAAAACGTGCGTGTTATCCTCATCAAGGCTGGATTGATAACACCAAAGAAGAGACATGCAGCCGTGCACAAGTAATCAAGTGGAACCATTTAAAACATTCAGAGCGTATGAAGAAGTTTATCGAGATTATCACAAGTGACGAAGTAATAAGCCTGGCAGTTGCCATCGTATTAGTAACTTTAATCTTTTGGAGGGCTTAGTTATGACGAACGTAGAACCAAAGGTAGCGGATGCAGGCAGATACACCATGACAGAGACCTGCAAGGTGCTGGGCATACATCGCAACACCCTGCGCAGATGGTTGCAGGCTGGTAAGATTAAGGTCAAGTTCCGCAGAATCGACAACCGTAAGGTCTTCGAGGGCAGCGAGATTAAAAAAGTCTGGAGGATTGCCCTATGATGAATGCCTACGAAAAAGCGAAGCAGCTGACCGCCAAGTGGGAGCAGGAGCGAAAGGACAGCAAGCGACTGGCAACCATGAAGGAAGCGGAAAGACGCATTCAGGTAAGGGAGTTCGACAACATGCTTTGTCTTTCACTGGACGGAGTTCCGGTACTCCCTATGAGCGAGTTCAACAAGCAGACGCTTGCGGACGCACGTCTGACATTCTTTAACTATTTAATCAGACGGTAAGAGCGTATGGAACCAAGAATTATCAGACAATGCGAAGAGGCAATGTACGATGCCATCTGGATGGAGTTAGACCGTGATCCACAGCGACCAGCGGTTGCTAGGGTAGACATCAAGACCAAGGCAGGCAACATCTGCGTATGGTGCGACAGAACCGGGAACACAGCGGTCGTTTCGCACAAGAATAACAACAACGACAGCGAGCGGCTGGAGGAAGCTATCGAGGGTTGCGTTAACTATCAGGACGTGATGGACGACTGGCTGGAGGAGAACAGCCAATACGCAGACCAAGACCCGATGGACGCCTTCGAGGAAAGCAGGCTCGACAGCCTTATGGCTCAACTGGTTTGACTACGATTATTTAACAATTATATGTTTCCCTGCAGCGGCAGGGCAAAGGGCGCACGCAAAACTCATTTTTCAAAGGTTATCTAAAATTAGTTGTTTTTACCATGCAGTATGCGGAAACGACAGCGTGCGCCCTGCAACGGAAGGGCATCCCTCGGCAGCTGGTAAGGGGGGGTAAGTTTTGGCAGTCAACTGGGGTTCGAATCCCCAGCCTTCCACTAGAGTTAATGAACAATAAGTTGAACAATAAAAAAAAACGAATTATGGAAAATGAAATTATTCAAGTGAGCGGTGGCGAAATGCTGGAAGCTATAAACCGCTCGGAGATTGACGGACAGATTGCAACAGCGCACAAGTTCCCGAGAGACATCATGCAATGCAAGAAGAACATGGTGGCACTGGCAGCGATGGACGATGATGTAGCATACAATTGCTTCTACCACCTTGAGCGCACTAGCAAGGACGGAAAAACTACTGTTATCGAGGGTCCTAGCGTTAGGTTCACGGAAATCATTTCCGCATGCTGGAAGAACCTGCGCATCGCTGGCCGCATCATCGCAAACGATGGCAAGACCATCACGGCACAAGGCGTCTGCCATGACCTAGAGAGCAACGTTGCCTACTCTGTCGAAGTGAAGCGCAGCATTCTGACATCGAAGGGCTACACCTTCTCGCAGGACATGCAGGTGGTAGTTGGCAATGCAGCCGTGGCCATCGCCCAGCGTAACGCAATCTGCAAGGTCGTGCCGCAGGTCTTAATTGCAAGCGTGGTTAAGGAAGTGCAGGAAAAAGCACTCGAGCACATCAAGAAGGCTGGCGTGCCGAGCCAGTGGAAGAGCTGTGTAGCCTGCTTCCAAGTGTACCAGGTGACAGACCTTATGCTGCTTGACTACATCGGGAAGAAGTCAGCCGAGGAAGTCACGGCAGAGGATATTCAGAAGCTGGCCGGTGTGTACAACGCCATCAAGGAAGGTACGACCACAGTAGAGGAGACCTTCAAGAAGCCAAAGCAGCAGGAAGCCATCGAACAGCAGGCGCAGGCAGCAGCCGATGATGCCAAGAACAAGGCGCAGAAGGCAATGAACCGCAGCCAAGGCAAGACTGGCACAGCAGCAAAGAAATAGTTTTAGTTTATAAAGTTATAACGTTTGCCCGAACCGCCACGGCACAACCTATGGGGTGGGCTCCCATCACAACCTACCAAGGGAAGCCGTGGTAACTTTTAAACATTCAGTAATAATATGGCAGAAAAAGAAAACAAACAGAAACACAAGAGCACCATCGACAAGTACTTTAGCAGAACCGCAGATGGTTACAAGGCATGGGCAGAAGAAGCCGAAGAAGAAAGATGCTATCTGCAGGCTGCAATAGAGCCGACTGGAGATGCAGATGAAGACGGAAACCAAGGATTCGATTTTCATATTGCTTACCACGGTAAAACCGCTTACCTCGCAGATGGAATTGCTCAAGCAATGCAAAGGGATAAATTCCTTCGCACGATCGTTATTACAGCAGCTAGAAAATTCTTTTTTTGATAAATAAGACATTCAGACAATGAAACAGATAATAAAATACAAAAGCAGAGAGGAGTGGTTGCAGAACCGCTCGAAGGGAATAGGTGCATCAGAGGCAGGTACAGTACTGGGACTGAACCCATGGGAAACACCATACCAGTTGTGGAGACGCAAGAAGGGTATCGACCCACCAAAGGTGGAGAACTTTGCGATGGTTGCAGGACATCTGCTGGAGGATGCCGTGGCGCAGTTCTTCAAGCGAGAGAGCCACTGCCACATCATCAAGGCGAGCACGGACGACTACACCATCACGAACACCGATACACCATATCTGCGTGTATCTCCTGACCGCACCTTCTGGAGAACCGGGGCAACACACAACGAAGCGAGCAAGAGCATCCTCGAGTGCAAGACTACGCAGATGCAGATAGATGCAGACGACCTTCCGAAGCATTGGTTCTGCCAGCTACAGATGAACCTCGGAGTGGGCGAATACAAGGATGGAGCACTTGCCTGGCTGACAGCAGGCAGGGAGTTCGGCTACCGTGACATCGACTTCGACCCCGAATTCTTCGGATGGATGAGGGACGAGATAACCAAGTTCTGGCTTGACTACATCGTTGGCAACCAAGAGCCGCCAGCCTACAGCGCACAAGACGTTCTCCTAAAGTCTCCTCTACATGTAGCTGGCAAGGAAGTGACCGCAACGAAGGAGATACTCGAACAGATTGCTAGGCTCAAGGAACTCAAGGTTCAGAACAAGAAACTGGAGACCGAGCAGGATGAGATTGAGGACAACTTGAAGCTGTTCTTCGGGGACGCAGAAAGCATCGTGGACGGAAACGGAAATATTCTGGCAACGTGGAAAGCACCGAAGGCAAGCGAGAAGTTCGATGCCAAGGCTTTTCAGGCAGACCATCCTAAAGCGTGCGCCAAGTACATCAAGCAGGTGCAGGGAGCACGGAGATTGCTCATTAAGTAAAGGCAGGGCTTATGGCTGTTCCTATATCAAAAACCGACCTAAGGAATATAATTCTCCAGTTAGGAAATTATATTTCCCTAGGTGGGGAAGTGACAGCACCGACCGACACAAGCCAGCGGAACAAAATCCGGATGGCTACAGTCTTAAAACGGAAGCTGGAAAAGAAATTATCATTATCAGAATAAAGCATCATGAACGATTCATTCATCTTATACACATCATACTACGCTCTTATCGAGGGGCTGACCGATGAACAACTCGGGCAATTGACGAGAGCGATATTTCTCTACGCAAGGGATGGAGAGACTATCAGTCTCGAACCAGTCGTGCGTATGGCTTTCGGTTTTATCGTTGACGATATGAAACGGAATAAAGCCAAGTACGAAGAGAAGGTCGAACGATGGAGGGCAAACGGTAGAAAGGGTGGTGCTCCGAAGGGAAATCAGAACGCAAGAAAGAAACAACCAGTTGGTTGTGAAAATAACCAAGAGGTTAAAAAAACAACCCAAAATAACCAAGAGGTTAAAAAAACAACCTTATATGATAATGATAATGAATATGTAAATGATAATGTTTATGATAATGATGTTTCTAAAGAAACAAATATATTAGAACCTTCTAAAGAAGCTTCTATGCAAAGTTTTTCTCGGAAAAACGTTTGCGCTGCAGAAGAACCGCAAAAAAGTTCTGAGAAAAAGAAATCCAAGAAAGGCGAAATCGACTACGCAGCCATCAAGGACTACTGGAACGAGCAGCACGACAAGACCAACAGCGCAATGCGCAGGCTGACGCTGATGACGGACAACCGCAAGGAGGCAATCAGAGGAAGGCTCAAGGACTGCAAGGGAGATATTTCCAAGATTTACCTAGCCATCGACAAGGCTATGGCTAGCGACTATCTGAACGCAGGGCATTCCTGGGCATCATACGACTGGGTAATGACAAGGAAGTATTTCCCGAAGGTGCTGGAAGGCAACTACGACAACACCAAGCCAGCCACAAGCCAGCAGCCGCAATCGGCAGCAGCCAAGGCGCAGGATCCTGCGGCAACGGCAAGACCGAGCATCGGTGAACTCTACGAGCAAGCAAAGCACCAGCAGCCATCGAGCCAGCAGAGCCAAGACAATAAATTCCGGTGGGTAATCCAGCAGAACCTTGAAGACTTGAAGAAGAACCCGAACAACAAGCCTGCCAAGGATTCGCTGACAAGATACTACGAACGTGGAGTTCTGCAGCGGTTGGGCATCGACTGGAAGCCCGAAAAATAACGGATGAGGGCAAAAATAGCCGCTCTGTGGCGTTTTCACGCATCGGGCGGTAAATTATAAGCAAACAGATTTTAAACACTTAAAACGAAAGAATTATGGCAGAAGAAGCAATTGTAATTAATGAACCGTATGAAATAGCCAAGGATTTCGAGGCAGGTACATTGCTGAACGTTAACGGTAGATTATTGAAAGTAGTGTTGGATGATGATGTACCTGAACAGCAGAATACTTGCGATATATGTGCTCTTGATACTAAAGGGTTGACAGAATTTTGCCCTTGTGCAAGATGTAGCGATATTCACTTTAAAGAGATTAAAGACCATGAATGAGTTGTTTTTCCACGAATGCCGTGCCGCTGGTCTTGTCTTCAAAACTTCGGAAGACTGGTTCAAGTGGCTGACCGAAAACAGCTACGACATCAAGAAGCCGGTCGCAGAGCACGAAGGCTTCAAGTACAACATCTGCGATGTTTGCATCAATCCGCACGTAATCGAGTATGCCGCAGAGGGTGCAGACAACTGGGGATGGAAGGTAATGACCGCCAATACACAGTTCGGCTGGATATGGGGCTACAGCATTCAAAAAGGGAAGCATTGGTACGACAGCCCGGTAGCCTACCCGAGCAGATACGACACTCTCAGCATCTTCTACGGTAATGAGAAGGAAGCGGAGCACGATGCCCTGACCTGCATCATCAGAGACCTCGAGAAGAATGCTGGAACCAAGAACACCAACCTCCTTCTCTGGGCAGCTAAGAAGAAGCGTGCAGACATCATCCATCCACAGCAGGAACTTTTTAAATAGCGGAAATATGAAAAAGATAGAAATCATCACGGACGAGCACCGACATCACGTATACGTTGGCAACACCGATTTCTGGCTCAATACCAAGGAACTTCTGGAACTTTATTTTAAACTCGGAGACGTTAAGTTATAAACAATAAAAAAACATTCAGATTATGAAAGCGAGAATAGCAAACAATAAAAACATTCAGACAATGGAACAGAAAGATATTGATATTTACGAGATACTCAAAGACGAAGAGTACGGTACAGAGTTGTACACGCCAAAATGTGGAAATGTTTGGCATAGTGGAATGGCAAACGACAAGGACAGTGCGAAAGCAATCTGGACTGAGGACGGAGCTGGAAGAGAACACTTCTTCGACAAGAACGGAAAAATCTATAAAGAAGGAGAAGTTCTTCTCTTCCCTTCTAAAGAAATGAGAGACTGGAGCAAGTTCTTCAAGAAGGGAGATGTGCTTGTTCATAGAGATGCCAACATACATGTTATCTTTGAAGGGTTTAAAGATAATCGCTACACAAGATTTAAAGGAAAGCATTATCTGTGGAATGAATGTTTCGAAGATTATAACAAAGAAGTATCTGAAATGATAACTTTTACGTTTAGGAAAGCTAGCGATGATGAAGCCCAGACCTACATCAACTCTATTGAGAAATTTTTTGGCGGCAAGTTGAACCGTGAGACTCTGGAGATTGAGAAGGCTCAGCCAGATTTCAAGGATGGAGATATAGTGTCGTTGGAGATTCGTTACATAGATAGCGAAGATGTGATAGCAGAAACTTATATTCTTCATGGCGATTATCATAATGGAGAGAACTTAAATTTCTATGCTGGGTATAGAGATAATATTACAGATAAAGTTATATACAATAGCTTTGTAAGACCAGATAAAACTTCTGTTAGAAAAGAGTTATTACGCTACGCCACAAAAGAAGAAAAGCAGCAACTCTTTGATGCTCTAGAAAAGGAGGGCAAACGCTGGGATAGTGAGAAGAAACAGATTGTGGATTTGAAGCCAGCGTTTGAAGTCGGCAAACTCTACGTTTTCAACGAGGACGATGAGGACGGAGAGTTGACAATCATCGGCAAACTCATCGATAAGAACGAAAGCGAAGATACGCTGACATTTGGCAAGCAGTACGAAATCGAGAACGAGAAGTTCGTGACCGGCAAAACCTTCGACCTGCGTATCAGCGTAAGCAAGGAACTTCGAGAAGCGACAGAGAACGAAGTCGAACTGTTCAACAAGCATTATGCCATCTGGAAGAAAGAGAAGGAAGCGAAGGAGCAGCCAGCCTTCAAGGTCTTCGACAAGGTGCTGGTAAGGCTCGGAAAAGAATTCAAGTGGCTTCCTGCGTTATTCATTCGTGACCGTGGAGAGAGTTTAACGAATAGATACAACGTCCTTCCTTTACATACCGGAAAGCCAGCAGACTTCACTCACTGCATCCCATTCGAGGGACACGAGAATATCGCCTTCACTGACTACGACATCGAGAATTTACCATTCTAGTGGACGTATGGCGAGTGAATTATGCAAGGCTTGCGATGCCGGGCGAAACTGCATAAATGGCATATACTGCCCGGCACGCAAGCAATATGTAGAACATCAGGTAATACTTGAATGCAATGAGCGATTTCGCAACAAGGGAGAAGAACAGAACGTACTACCAGGAACACCGGGAACAGATCCTCAGAGCCACGAAGGAATGGCGAAAGAGAAACCGGGAAAAATACCGGGCGTATCAAAAGGAGTACTGGAGTAAGCACTACCGGAACTACGGTACAAAGAACCGGGTAGCCGACAGAGCGATGCGTGAGAGGAAGAAGCCGGACGTAGAGAAGGCTCTTTCCATGTTCAAGAATCCGCAGCAGGCAGCGCATCTGGCATGGCTGCTAGAAAACAAAAAGAATAATCGGTCGTGAGTTCAATAATAGAGTTTTTAACCAGCGAGGACAGAAGGGGATGGCTCCCTATCAAAACAAATAAACTTATAACATCTTGAAATTACGATATGAGAGCCGGAAACGCATCTCCCGAAGTCTGACAACAAACAAAGAAAGCGAGGTGGTACATGAAGAAGTAAGAAAAAGAAATCGTTAGAAATTATGCTTTTATTCATTCGGCTGGCGGTGGAAGAAGGAAGAACCCTGCAACATATTAATTTATTGTTATTCTTATTTTGCCCGCAGATAACTTCCGGAATCCCTGCCAGCTTTCTCTATCGCAACCAAAAAGAAGGGAAAGAAAGGGGTAGGGGAAAGATAGGGATAATAACGCATGTGTGTACGTATGTGCGCACGTAAAGGGTGTTGGATAATAAACTACACCAGCAAAACAAAATAAACGCTTATGCGTGAAATTTAAACAAAATAATTACTTTAAAGAAAAAATGGAAAAAGGAACAGTTATAATTGGAATCGACCCCGACAACCTGGAAAGCGGAGTTGGAGCAGTCTTTGACGACAAGAAGTTTCTCGCCTACAAGATGAATTTTCCTTCATTGATAGATTACCTCAAGGCTATGAACGAGAGTTGCAAAAAGATTAAGGTCGTTATTGAAGGCGGCTGGCTCAATAAGAGCAACTGGCATGTGCTTAATCGTTTCATGACAGCAGTCAAGGCAGCAGCAATCGGACGCTCTACCGGAATGAACCATCAGACCGGAATCTTGATTGTCGAGTGCTGCAAACACTACAATATCCCCTGCGAAATCGTCAAGCCACTAAAGAAGTGCTGGAAGGGTAAAGACGGAAAAATCACGCAAGACGAACTTGCTTATTTTGTAAGCGCAGGACAAAAGATGCCGAGAATGAACCAAGACCAGAGAGACGCACTTCTCCTCGCATGGGTCTGTGCAGGATACAAGGTCAGAGTGAAGCCAAAGAAACCGCAGACAACCCTGCAAAAGACCATCAGAGCCTTTGATGGATAAGATAAAAACGAAGTGTTGAAGAAAGTTAAAAGTGTGCAAAGAACAAACAACTAAAGCAAAAAAGTAGTATCTTTGCGCCAGTGTTTATCAGATAAGCATGTATTTCGAACTTAAAACAGAAGAAAATGAAAACAGAAGAAATCGCACTATCGAGGGTCAGCGAGAATGAGGCGAACCCTAGAGAGATAAGTCAAGCGAACTTTCAGAAGCTTGTGCAGAGCATCATTGTATTCCCAAGAATGTTGACCCTGCGCCCGATTGTTGTTGATGAGACCTTCCACGCATTGGGTGGCAACATGAGACTGAAAGCCTTGCAGCACATTGTCACGATGGACGAAGCAAGCATTCAAGTAAAGCTGGATGCAGAGCAGCGTCTTTCCGATGAGGAGCAAGCCGCATTGATGGAGTATTGGCAGGGATGGCAGCAGCAGCCTACAGTTACCGTGGTGAGCGCATCAGACTTGACAGAAGCACAGAAGCAGGAGTTCATGATTAAAGACAACCTATCCTTCGGTAACTGGGACTTCAACGACCTTGCGAACCGATGGGACAGCGCACAGCTTCAGAACTGGGGTATGCCAGTCTGGAACCCAGCACCAGTGGAAGCAAGCAGCACCAGCAAGTGCAAGAAGAAAGACAAGGACGACCAAGAGGGCGACCCATTCGCAGGGGAACTACCTCCTGAAATCGAAGGGCAAGACTTAACTCCTGACGACTTGCCTACGATAATGGGCGATGGCGTTTTGCCACGTGAGAACGTAATCATTCACTACAAGCCAGCCGATGAGCCATTCCTTGCCAAGTTGCTGGGAGTTGATCATATCGACCGCATCGTCTGGAACTTTGACGAACTGAAACCAAGACAAGAAGGAAAGGAGGAAGACAATGGAGAAGAATAAAATCGAGAACATCAACCTGCACGACCTGGTGGAGAACCAAGACAACCCACGCAGCATTGAGCCACAGCAGATGCAGAAACTCGTTGAGAGTATTCTGACGTTTCCGAAGATGTTGCAGATGAGACCAATCGTCTGTAATGAGAACCGAGTTATCCTCGGAGGAAACATGCGCTTCCGTGCCCTGCTCAACATCGAGCAGATGGAAGACGAAGCTATCAGGAACGCAATAGAAGCCGTTGCCGTGAAACTGACCGATGGAGAGAAGCAGCAGCTTTGCAGCCACTGGGAGACCTGGAAGGCAGAACCAAAGGTCGAGGTCGTTATTGCTGACAGCCTATCCGATGAAGAGACGGACGAGTTCATCATCAAGGATAACGTCTATTTTGGCAGCTGGGATGAAGAGAAGCTAAAGGGAGCATTTGACGTTGACGATATGCAGCGATGGGGATTAAACCCCTGGGAAATCCAGCAGGAAGCCACGACCTACGAACCAGCAGAGGACGAAGAGCAGCGCATCATCATCGTTTACCGCAGCGAGGACGCACAAGCCGTGGCAGATATGCTGGGACTTGACGCAATCGAGAAGCGCAACTTTGATGTGGACGAACTCAAAGAAAAAACCGAATAGTCGGAAATTTAGCGTTTAAGTCGGAGAAACGTTTGAAATGGATAAACTATCCGCTCTGAACAATTCAATCCGGCAGAGGCGAAATTTAACAAAAATAACTCGAATATGAGAAAGACTTGTGTTTTTATCATTGGAACCAACGCCAGCGGAAAGAGCACCGTTGCCCGAAAGCTGATAGAAAGCTTTGGTGGCATTGAGAGCTACAAGGACGGAATAAGCAGCACCAAGGATGGAGTTGCATTTGCAGGGCGATACGATGTTAAGTACGGAGGTGTTGACAATCTGAACGGTACGACCATACTTCGTGACATCGTGAAGAAGGCACTGGAGAGCACCGACTGCATCATTTGCGAAGGGATGAGACTTAAATGCTGGGGTCCGAACTTGACGCACGCAATGTTCAATGCGGACAGACAGATTGTAATCTTCTTATACGCACCACTCGAAGAAATCCAAAAAAGGCTCGCAGAACGGTCGAACGGAACGTTGAGCAAGGATATTATCCGGGGACAGCGAGAATCGGCACACTCGGCAAAGAAATGGCAAACTGCGGGTTGTGACGTTGTAGCGATAGACACCACGAAGCAGACAGCAGACCAAATCGCAGACTTTATCATCAACAAAATAAATTCATGAGGATATGGCAGAACATTATGGCAACACGCCAAGAATAACATACGAGTTTCCCGACTGCTCAATGCCAATGGCTTTTGACACTTACAATAATTGCAGCTTTGGCTGTATGTATTGCTTTGCTCAGAACCAGCGAGGTATTGGCAGCAAGAAGAAGGAATACCTGCACAAGGAGGTTAAGGACGTGAGCGTTGAGCGCATCAAACGAATGTTCATTGACCCCGACAAGCACGGTGGAGACTTTGCGCCATACATCAAGGCTCGCAAGGTTATGCAGTGGGGAAGCATGAGCGACCAGTTCGACAACTTCGAACGTAAGTACGGAACGACACTGGAACTTTTGCGCTTCTTCAAGGATATAGACTATCCGCTTTGCTTCTCGACCAAGGGAGCATGGTTCACCAAGGATGAGCGATACATGGACTTGATTAGAGGGCAGAAGAACTGGAACTTCAAGTTCTCAATCATCACCAGCGATGCAGAGAAGGCTAGAGTAATAGAGCGAGGGGTGGAAAGCCCACAAGCAAGACTGGAAGCCATCGAGCGCATCGCCAATGCAGGGGCAGGAGGGGCAACGCTGAGACTGAGACCCTTCATCATCGGAGTGAGCACGCCAACGTACCTCGACCTTATCAAGGAAGCATTCAACAGAGGGGCTACAGCTTTGAGCACCGAATTCTTCTGTCTCGAAACAAGAAGCCCGACATTGAGGGAATTGTTGCCTACCATCAGCAAGATGGCAGGTTTCGACATTCTCGCATTCTACAAGAAGTACAGCGTACAGTCCGGCTATCTGAGACTGAACCGCAAGGTCAAAGAACCGTTCTTCAGGAACATGAAGGAATTGTGCGACCAGCTGGGGATGCGCTTTTATGTATCGGACGCACACTTCAAGGAACTTTGCCACAACGGAAGTTGTTGCGGATTGCCGCCAACGTGGAACTACAGCAGGGGGCAGATGTGCGAAGCACTGAACATTTGCAAGCGCAAGGGATACGTGAGGTGGAGCGACATCAAGCTGGATGCAGAGAACCTTTTGAGGGCGAGACTGGAGAAGGCGATGAACCTGGGAACAAGAGAGAAGTACTCGAAGTATTACACGATGAGCGCAGCCGACTACATGAAGTGGTGCTGGAACAATCCGCAGGCAGCGCACTCGCCATACAAGATGTTCGAAGGGGCAATGTTGCCAGCTGACGAACGAGACAGCGAGGGAAACATCGTATACAAGTACAACGGAGCGAAATTTTAAATCAAGAATCGTATGCCACAAGGTAATAATAACAAGCATCGAGCGCAGAAAATCGACATCGAGAACCGCCTGCGGATTATCGCACCCCTATACCGCAAGGGATGGACAGAGCGAGAAATCACGGCAGAGGTTCGCAAGCGGCTCGACAGACCGAAATACAACCAAGCACACTGCGACATTCAGCGGTTATTGAAGGAGTGGAGGGAAGAGAGACTGACCGACACGGACGAAAAGATAACAAGCGAGGTGGCAAGGTTGAAACTGGTGATACGTGAAGCCTGGGACGCATGGGAGAAATCCAAAGCGGACTATAACAGCAAGACACAGACACAAGTCGGACTGCCTAACAAGGATCCAGACACTGGGTTGGTAACGATGGATACCGTCAAGGCGATAATGTTCGATGCTGAGAAGCGAGGTCTCGGAGACCCACGCTACCTAGACATCATCCTAAAGGCAGAGACGCAGATTTGCAAGCTGCTCGGACTTGATAAGGTCGTGCTCGACCTGAACGCAGGCTTCCAAGGCGGCATCGAGGTACGATACATCAACTCGGGACACCAGTGCGCATCCAGCGAGCAGGAAGTAATCGAGCGTGAGGGATTGGATAAAGAATAATTTAACCATAATTTTGTTTTAAGTTTTTATTGTTTGAAAGAATGGCACTATTTGATGTTATTGGTGAGCTGTATGACCCGAATGCGGACGTGAAGCCAAGGTTTCTAGTAAACCAAGGAGGCACGTCCTCGGGGAAGACATACACCATCATGCAGCGTCTTATAGTGCTTTCTTTTGAACACCCCATGGCAATTATCACGGTGTGCGGTCAAGACCTCCCGAACTTGAAAGTGGGAGCCATGCGAGACCTCGACACCATCCTGCACTCAAGGGCAGAGTTGCTGGACTGGTTCAAGAATAACAAGAGCGACAGCAGCTACCGAGGAAAGAACGGCTCCATCATCGAGTTCAAGAGTTATCAAGATGCGCAGGATGCCAAGAACGGTAAGCGAGACTATCTGTTCGTGAACGAGGCGAACGGTGTGCCATACGAAGTATTTTGGCAGCTGGCCATCCGAACACGTAAGCAGGTATTCATCGACTACAACCCAAGTGCAAGGTTTTGGGTGCACAACAACATCATCGGCAGGGATGATTGCAGATTAATACTGAGCGACCACCGAAACAACCGATTCCTGACTGAGCAGGAGCACAAGAAAATTGAAGAGATTGACGACCCCGAACTGTGGCGAGTGTACGCTAGAGGACTGACCGGAAAGATAACCGGGCTTATCTTCACTAACTGGAGCATCGTTGACAAGCTGCCACCAAGGGAGGAGTGGAAGATGGAATGCAGGGGTATGGACTTCGGATTCACCAACGACCCAACTGCGCTGGAGCACGTTATTTTGGCACACGGAGAGTTATGGGTGGACGAAGAAATCTACCAGCCTGGAATGACGAACGATGACATCGCAGACCGATGCAAGGAACAAGGACGGACGAAACGTGACCTTATCATTGCGGATTCGGCAGAGCCTAAGAGCATTCAGGAGATACACAACCGAGGGCTGTGGATAATCGGCAGCACCAAGGGAGCGGACAGTATCAACAACGGTATCGACATCTTGAAGCGTTTCCGCATCAACATAACAAGACGCAGCCACGGCATCATCGGGAACATGCAGCAATACAAGTGGAAGAAGTCAAGGGATGGAGAGACAACGAACCAGCCTATAGACGCATTTAACCACGGCATAGACGCAATACGATACGTAGCCTTGAAGAAGTTATCCGTAGCGAGCCATGGAACGGCTAGGGCGCACGTATTGAGACAATAACAACGACATAAATATAAAGCGTATGGATAATAACACTACATTCAAGTACTGGCTGGCAGTTGCTAGGCACACCAGCTACAAAATCGGCAAGCAGCCACGACCAGCGTTTGTCGGAGGCAAACAAGTGCCCGACAATCTCAACCAGCTATCCATCGGGCAGCTAATAGACCTTTCCCAGCTATCAGACAGCGAAGAAAGTCTGTATCAGATAGTGACAACCGTCCTCTGTCTGAGCCACAAGGAAGTGGAGCAGGCTAGGGCGGTTGATGTCGTTATGCTCATCGGCTGGGTAACAGCAGAGGTCGAGCGCATCAACAAGCTTTTCGAGAGTACAGACACAGCGAAGCCAACACGACTGGAGAAGGAGGCAGGCATAGATACCCTGCGGTTCGGACTGTTCGGCATGCTTGACTGGTATGCGGTAAGGATGGGCATCAGCGACCACGACCAGGTTCTAAAAACACCATGGCTTCGCATCTACAAGTGCATGGAAATGGACAACAAGAGAAGCGTGTACGAGCGGAACCTGCAGAAGTTGCAGGCAGAGGAAATGAAACGTAAATCTAGATAATTATGGCAACAATAAGAGAAACATTGAAGCAGCTGGCAGCAGACACGCTACCAGACTACACCTACCTATTCGAGGACTGGGACACAGCAGACACCAAGCTGGAGAAACTGAGCTATCCGGCAATCATCTGCATCATTCCAGCCAGCGGCACGACAGAGATACGCAACGGCAGGGTATACGACACCGTGAACGTTGCCCTGGCTTATCTCGACACCGTACCGAGGGGAGCAGAAGGAGAAGACAACGGAGAGTGCATCGACCGAATGAAGGTGGCAGGGGCAAGGATGATACGAGCCATCAACCAGTCGCACCAGTTTGAACCATTGGAAGGGCAGCAGTACTACGAGACCATCATCGAGCGCTTGAGCACGATCGTGTCTGGCGTAATGTACTCCATTCAACTGACACAGAGAATAGGAGGGTGTGAGGTATGAGCAAGGGAGGTATTCAATTCGACCCCAAGGCGGCATCGCTCATCATGCGTGAGGAAGTGGAGAGAGCACGGCAGCTTATCATCAACCACATTCGTATCAACGGACAGAACGCATCAGGGCGAACGATAGCGAGCCTAAAGGTGGAGCAGCCCAGCGAGGAAGAAACCATCCTCTGGGGGCACAAGCCATTCGGGGTTCTCGAAACCGGACGAAGGTCAGGCAAGATACCCTACGGCTTTGCTGGCATCATCCGGCAATGGATGAAGGACAAGGGACTGCACGGTAGACCTATACCCTACAAGACCGACCGGGCACACAAGTATACACCACAAGAGCGTGGCGACATGAGCATGGCAGGAGCCATCGCCCACACCATCGCCAACAAGGGTTCTAGACTGCACCGGACTGGCGGCAGGTCTGACGTATACAGCAGCGTTGTGCCCGACACAATGAAACGGCTCGGACAGCGACTTATTTTCTTAATCCACCAGTCGGTGGGAAGTATCAAACTAAACAATGAGACGGTATGAGACAGACAACGAAAAACAATATCACGATTCAATACCCGGACGCTGTAGGCTTCGCATTCTTGCCTTGCATCATCAAGGCGAGCGGCTCGGGTGTTGCGAGCATCGAGGCAACCATCAGCAGGGAGAACAAGACGTACACGTACAGCGTGGAAGCGTTTGCGGATAATTGCATCATGGACTACCGGGAATATGTGCAGGCACTCTTCGATGGCATCAGCTTCGGAAACATTGACTACAGCAGGGAGAGCCAGAAGAGCAACCTCGGGGCAGTGTTCGATATTTCCGTGAAGGTCAAGAACAGCGAGGGGAGCGACCTTGCAACATTCAGCTACACGACCTTCTACGTTTGGGGAGCGATGAGGGCAGGCGAGACTTGGAACGGACACAAGAAGCTGACATGGTTCACGCATTTCCCATTCTCCTTTGGTTTTTATCTTAATACGGATTCCCAGATACTTGTCGGCTACGAGGGAGCACCAAACAAGTTAGTTAAGCCCGGCATCGCTGGCATCGTGGACATTAACACCAGCGTTCTGCCAAACAAGGCGAGGTACTGGAACATCTACGACTACGATGGCAAGATAGAGCTGGGAACGTTCACGGACGTTTTCGACCTTACTTTTGCGATGGCGAGCGGTGGCAAGCAGTCTCTCCTTGCAAGGATAGAAAGGAACGACACGGAGAAGGGCATCTACCTGCGTTGGGTTGACCGTCACGGCTTCTATCGCTACTGGCTATTCACGCAAGGCGATGAAAGCAGGGCGATAAGCAGCGACACTAGCTTTGTACGCAACAACCTCGGAGAGTATGACGATACGATATTCGGCTACCTCGGAGCGAACGGCAGAAGGCAGGGCTACGGCAGGGAGGACACCATACCACTTTGCGCACCATTGGTAGACAGCGAGACGTTCGATTTCCTGCAAGACCTAGCCAGCAGCCCGGTCGTGGATATGTACCTCGGTGGCGACAAGTGGCAGAGTGTGACAATCAAGGCAGGAACCTACACCAAGACAACAGCAGAGTTGCAGGATTTCGTCTGCAACCTAGTTATTAACAATACACAGATTCAGCAGTTATGACAGACCAGCAACTATACATAGACGGTGTTCTTATGGATATGAGCGAGGATTCGGCAATCACGCTCGACATCAAGAGCAATCTTTTCCGTGACATCACGAAAATGACCGCCAACACAACATACACCATCAACCTGCCAAAGACAGCGCACAATATGGCTGTGCTGGAGTTTGCCGGGAAACCGAGCACCAGCAGCAAATACCCCTATATTTTCCACACAGCACGTTATTTCCGCAACGGACTGGAGATTATCCACAGTGGAAGGGCAAGCGTTCTGAGCGTAAAGGAAACCATCGAAATTTCGATTTATTGGGGATTGTTCCAGGCATTGGCAACGCTGCAATCTTCCGACCTAAAGCTGAACGAGTTGAATTGCACGAAGTATCTGCGTTTTACCAAAAACAACAGCTACGACACCTACGAGAAGGCAATAGCGGATGGAGTATTCTATGGAAGATACGAAACGGCAGTTGCTAAGACATCAAGCGATGAATGGTATGGATACGACCGCAGCGTGGGAGGGAACAGCGACACGACATACTCACTCGTTGAAGGTAAGATAAGAACTGGAACAGAGGTCGGCAAGTATGTATCTGGCGAGGTTTTGACCGATGAGACATACCAGTGTGCAATCATACCTTTCGAGGCTGGAATGAGAGCCACCATCAGAAAGGTTTTAGGCAAGGGACAATTCCGTACATGGGCAATACTCGACACCAACAAGAACGTTCTTAGCATTGCCGATGATGCCGGGAAGACAGAAAAAGAGACCCATCCGGTACTGCAAGCTCCAGATCCTTTTCTCGGAATGTTCGTGAGTGCAGGAGCGTGCATCGCCAATCTCGAAACGAGCGTTGCCATGGAGACAATATCCATCAGGGTTCGGGCAGAGAAGGCTGGCTCTGTCGAATACGGAGCACTTGATACGAAGACCGGAGAGACGACACCATGGGGAACGCATGAGATAAGTGCTGCCGGAGAAGCAGAGATTAATGTGGTAAAGAGCAAGCCTTCCGGTCTCCTCGTATACATTAAGCCTTCGGTAGATAAGATGATAATTATGTCGATGAGCACGGCTGTGGCGGCTTATTATCTCTCGGACGGTAAGTTATCCCAAGTGCAGGCAGGAGGAGAGTACAGCGTTAAATATACGAGCGAGAGCATGCCTATCGATGTAGACCTGCAAGCACCAGCAACAGCGGAATGGCTTATCATCAACGCCATCAAAGCATACAGCACTGGCACGACTATTCTTGTTAAGAGTAAAAGCGAGACGGAGAGCAATGCGAGAGCGAGCAGTAGAAGCGGCTCTTTTGGTGGAGGTGGCTCTTTTGGTAGTTCCTGGACCAATGGAACAATCCAGCCAAGCGTAACGGCAAAGTATATCCTAGACCTTATTACGGCACAGACTGGTGTGGCATTCGGCTGGAGCAATCAAGCGAAAGAAATCATAAAGGGACTTGCTGTACCGTTGATTACAAGGAAGGCAGATGCGCAGACGGTTGTAGGCAGCTTTGAGGGCACATTTTTCCAAACAGATAGTCTCGGTATTCTCGACTTCCAACCAACGAGCCTATCGGAGGTATTCGATGGGCTGGAGATTGGGCACAGATACAGCCAGCTGAATGTTAAGATTGCCTGCAAGATGATTTTTGATGTTCAGATGAACTGGTCGTGGAACGCATCGAAGGTTACACCTAGTGGGCACAAATCATGGAGTTTTGGAGAGGGGAGTACTGAGTGGCAGGCATTCTACTCGTATCCACCGAATTACATAGAAATGAAGGTTAAGCACAAAAACGATGACGGAACTTGGACGGAAACTCCATATATTGCAGGGTTGCAGCAGGATGAGACTTCTGGAAAATATGTGACCGATTATGAATCGGATAAGGTAAACGGCAGATTCATACACCTTGTAGCAGGACGAGGGGAGATAGATTTGGAAGAGGGCGACATCGTAACCTTCGAAATGAAGCACCCGAAAAACCAGGCATTAATTGGATTGAAGTGTTACAACGGACGGTTGACTTCCAGCATCAAGCAGAGCGATGAAGTACCCTACGGAGGTAATTTCCCTATCGGCAAGAACCTGCCCGACATCAAGGTAACGGACTTCTTGAAGTGTATCTGCATTCTGACATCAACGTTTCCAAGCCAGCGGTTTATTGGTGGAACACTTACGTTTGCCGACATCGTGAACCTTTGGGAAGCCAAGGCGCAAGCGGTGGACTGGACGAAGAAGCTCATCCCGAGCGAAGCCAGCAACCATCCAAGGCAGACCGATTTCAGCGTAGAGGACTACTGTCAGCACAATATCTACAAGTGGAAGGAAGACGACACCGTATACCAGCAGCACGATGCGGATATGACTATAGACAACAAGACGCTGGAGTATACGCAAGACGTCTGTACGCTACCATTTGCAGCCACGGACGGAAACCGCATACCGATATACGAGTGGGAAAGTAAGCAATACACATTTGGTAGAACAACGACAACTGTGCAGGTCGCCACCAAATACAAGGCATGTAAAGACCGAATAGTGAACCTGACGAAGAATGATGCCGGCTATGCGGAATTGGCTTTCAACATCGACCTTCAGGACATCTTCGACAACAAGCTGGAAAAGTTGAGAAAGACGGTGGCGAACCCACACCACATTGTGGAGCGTTTCAACCTTTCCGATTTGGAGATACTGAACTTTGACGAGACGAAGCCAGTGTACCTTGCCCAGTATGGAGCGTATTTTGCGGTTCTCGAAATCAAGACCACAAACAGCGGATATTGCGAGGTTACAATGATAGAGTTGAACAACTAAAAAGAACGAACTATGGTAAGTGAAGACAAACAGCAGATTCTTGACATCAAGGTCAAGTACGAGGATGCAATCTACGGCATCATCAGATACAAGGAGAAGATAGACCAGCTAAAGGCAAGCATCAAGGACTTGCAGCAGCAGGAAAAAGACAAGACCATCACGACCAACGAGATGAAGGTGCAGACGGAAGCCATCAACGCAACCATCAAGGAGTACCAGTACAACGTGCGTGCCCTGCAGAAGGAGATACAGAACAATGTGCGCACAGAGAACGAGCAGGAGGGCAGCTTGAAGCAGCTGCGTGCCCAGCTTTCCAATGCCACCAAGAAGTATGACGAAATGGCGAAGGCAGAACGTGAGGGAGCGAAGGGGCAAGCCCTAGCCAAGCATATCAACGAGATAACTGACAAGTTGAAGTTGGCTGAGGAGGAGACGCAACGATATTATCGCAACGTTGGCAATTACTACAACTCGATGATGCAAGCAGCAGATGACCTGCAGGGGACGGAGTTCTTTGGTATGGATATTGTCAATGATACCGAGGTTAGCAACATCATCAAACTGGCGCAGAATATGGATGGACTGACAGACAAGCTGAAGGCGTTCGGTAAGACCGCAATCGGCTTGGTTATGAATCCATATTTTGCTGCACTCGCTGGCGTTGTCGGAGTTGGTATGACATTCAAGTGGTTCTATGACTACAACAAGGGATTGCTGGAAGCCACACGACTGACAAGGGAGTTCACTGGGTACACCGGGGAAGCATTGGAGACGATGAGGAACAGCATAGCAGCCACAGCGGACACGATGGGAAAGGATTTCAAGGACGTTCTTGGAACGGCTGACAACCTTATGGCTAATTTTCATCTATCGGGCGAGCAGGCGATGGACGTAATCAACAAGGGCTTTGCGAGCGGTGCAGACCTATCGGGCGATATGTTGCAGAAGATACAGCAGTATGCGCCTACCTTCCACGATGCAGGAATATCGGCAGACCAGATGGTTGCTATCATCCAGCAGACACGTAGCGGTATCTTCAGCGACAAGGGTCTCGACATCATCGATATGGCGAGCAAGAAAATTCGTGAGATGAGCAGCGGCACGGCTTCCAGCCTTGATGCTATCGGTATTTCAAGCAAGCAAGTGCAGGAAGACCTAGCCAAAGGAACGAAAAGTACCTTCGATGTTATCCAAGAGGTCAGCACGAAGATGAAGAACTTCGGAGCGGACAGCCAGCAGGTGGGCGATGTTCTGAAGAACGTCTTCGGAAAGCAGGGAGCGCAAGCAGGTATTCAGCTTATCGAACAGCTCGACACGATGAGCACCAGCCTTGATGAAGTGAAGAAGCAGACTGGAACTTGGGGAGATGTACAGCTGGAGAACATCAAGTTACAAAAGGAACTGAACACCTATATGAGTTCTATGTTCGATTTCAGTCAAAAGGGCTTTGCATCAATCATCACGGCAGGAAAGCAATTCGGCACGAAGGTTCTCATTCAGATAATGAAGGGTTTGTTCAATACCATCAACTACTTCATCGACTGGTACAATGATAGCCTTCTGTTGCGAGGGGTAATCAATGCGCTCGGCACAAGTTTCCGCTTGATGTGGAACGCAATCAAACTCGTATGCAATCTCGGAATAGACGCATTCAAGAGGATGGGCTTTGCAGCCAAGGGCATGCTTGATATTCTCGAAGGTATCGTGACTTTTGACCTATCCAAGGCACAGAAGGGATTCAAGGAAATATTCGATATTTCCGGCACTATCAAGGAAGCATGGCACGACATCAAGAACGCTGGAATAGAGATAGGCAATTCCTTCGCTGACGGATTCGAGAACACCGTGCACGGAAGACTGAACCATCTGAAACTTGCGAACCTAGACGGTGGAGCGACCAGCAGCGAGCCAGCGAGCGGAAACAAGGGAACGACACCAGCAGCAGCCAAGGGCAGCACTGCCAAGACCAAGGCACAGAGAGCCAAGGAAGAAGCGGAAGCAAAGGCAGAGGCAGAGCGCAGGAAGAAGCAGGAAAAGGAATTGCAGGCACAGATTGCACTTATCCAGTTCAAGTACAACGAGCAAGTAATGGACGCAAAGAAGCGATACCTCGCAGGCATGTACGACAACGAGCGAGACTACAACAACGACCTCGAACAGCTGGAGAAGAACATGGTAGCTAGGAGTATTGACGCATACGTGGCGGCAGGACAAATCGGAGCGGAAAAGGCGCAGGAAATGCAGGCAAAACTTCTCGACATCATGATTAAGTCGAAAGCGGACTTGAAGAATCAAGCCAAGGAGATTGTGGACGAACTCAACAAGGAGTTCGAGGACGCAGAGAAGGCACGCAAGGATGCGGACATCATGAATGGTGGCACTGGAGAGGAAGACGATGCAGCCAAGCTGGAGAGATACAAGGCTTTCCTTCAGAGCAAGATGGACGCCTACAAGAACTATGCAGCCGTGCAAGAGCAGCTACAGAAGGATTTGAGCGATGCAGAAGTCAAGGAGCAAGAGGAAGCTAACAAGAAAAAGGCAGCTTTGACGGAAGAGCAACTGAAAATGATGAGCGACATGATACAGACCATGGGAGACGGTCTGTCCGAGTTCTTCGAGAGCGAGGATAAATCGCTGCACTCATTCCTCAAATCGATGCTGACATCAATGCTTGACGCTATCGAAATAGCAGTTAACGCTTACTATGCACAGATCCTCGCCAAGGAGATTGCAAGCAAGTCGTGGGGAGGTGTTGCGAGTGCAGCAGCATTAATGGTACTTATCAAGGCAGCCTTTGCAGGAGCAAAAGCACTCGTCAAGGGCTTCTCCACTGGTGGCTACGTCCAAGGCTCTGGAACCGGAACTAGCGACAGCATCCCGGCAAGGCTTTCCAATGGCGAGAGTGTAATGACCGCCAAGGCGACTTCGATGTTCAGCCCTATATTATCCGCATTCAACCAGCTAGGCGGTGGTGTTCCTATCGTAGCCAACAACGGAGGCAGCAACATCGGCATGGATATGCTGGCGGCAGCTGTAGCTAGAGGGTATCAGATGGCTCCACAGCCAGTAGTGAGCGTTGAGGAAATAAACCGCACCCAGCGGAGAGTGCAGACGATAGAGAATATCGGCAGGTTCTAATGGTTACAGTTATTTCATCAAGATTTGCGTTCTGAGCGGTTTTCGGTCGAAGGTGGTAAAGTTACACACCCAAGGCAATAAAAGCCGCTTAGAGCGCAAAATTTTGGCTTGTTTAGAAAAATTAACTGCTTATGAGATAAACATACCAAAAATAATCGTATCTTTGCAGCGTTTTAAAACTTAAAAAATCTCGATTCAATGGCAAAACTCAGAATATACAACGACATCGACAGTCAAGACAACAAGTTCTGGTATCAATGGTGGGGAGGTGATTGCGTGTGTTTCCAAGACATAGATGCTTTTGCAGCAAGCATACCGAAAGACGATGATACAATCGATATGCGCATCTTCTGCAATGGCGGCTCTGTTGTCGAAGGTTGGGCGATATACGACCGACTGCGGCAGAGCGGCAAGAAGATTTCCTGCACCGTTGAGGGCAAGGCAGCATCCATGGCAACAATCATCATGCTCGCAGCACCAAAGGAGAGCCGCAAGGCATACGAGAACGCTGCCTTCCTCCTGCACAACCCTTGGGTTCCCGGCTGGGGGTTGGGCGACCAGCTGAACGCAAAGGACTTGAAGAACCTGGGCGAGGAAATGCAGATGTGGCAGGATAAGATGGTGGACGCATACGTAGAGCGGTGCGAGTGCGACCGGGAAGAGATACAAGCCTTGATGGATAAGGACATCTTCATCAACACCAGCGAAGCTTTGCGCCTAGGTCTTATCAGCAGCACCATTGTACCACTCAGCGCAAGCGCATCAAAACGCAACATAGAAAATTTTATTAATTCAAAACAACAAAATCCAAAAGCAATGGAGAAAAAGACAGAAGTAAAGGCTTCTCTCCTCGACAAGATTCTCGCCAATTTGGGCGTGAAGACACTGGAGGAAGCAGAGCAGGCGGTGGCAGAGCCACAAGCCAAGGCAGAGCCAAAGGCGATGGAACTCAACACATCGGACGGTCAAGTTCTGACCGTTGAGCGTGAAGAGGGAGATCCACAAGTTGGCGACAAGGCAAGTCCGGACGGAACGTTTGAAATGCCCGATGGCAAGACAATCGTTGTCGAGGACGGTGTAATTACCGACATTCAGACCGCAGACGATGAGGAGACGGACGACACCGACAATGAGGGCGGTGAAGGCGGTGAGGGCGGCAGCGCATCAAGCACCGACAACGAAACCGTAGCCAAGTTGAAGCAGCAGGTAGCAGCACTCAAACAGCAGTTGAACGACACCAAGGCACAGCTGGCAGGCGCACAGAAACTCGCAAAGAGCAAGGAAGACATGCGCATCCTGAATGCCGTGAAGATGGCAGGCGGTGCGGAGAAGGTGCTGGCAGGCTACAGCAGCCACTACCAGCCAGCGCAGCGACAGCCAAGAGGCAAGGGCGCAGGCGACAACGTGAACGCTGTCGAGGAAGGCAAGAACGCTATCAAGGAGAGACTTGCCAAGCTCCACAAAAAGGGCAAGAAGTAACCAAGTATTAACCCATTAAATCAAAAGAAAATAATGGCAGGATTTACAAAAAAGCAGCTCGAGAACCTTAAACTCGAGCCGGAAAACCTCGCAAGCATCAAGGATGCAGTGCAGGAAACCTTCTACCAAGATGAGGATTTTTCTTCATTCGTGAACATCATGAAGGTCAAGAACGATGATCCAATCGCACTTATCGGTGAGATGGAAATGGTCGGCAAGAAGGGTGGCGGTTGCGACCCTACCTATGAAGAGAAGGGAATCGCCAACTCTCAGAAGCGTTGGGAACTCGGACAGTGGGAGATTCCTATCAAGATTTGCTACGAAGCATTGAAGGGTTCAATCGCAGAATACAGCCTTAAAACTGGTACAGAGATTGGCGACCTTACCAGCACCGACTTTATGACAATCTACACCGATGCACTCCAGCGAGCCATGCAGCAGATGATTTGGCGTTTCGGCTGGTTTGGTGACAAGGCGGCAGCATTGTCAGGTGCAGGTGGCGGCAAGCTGACAGCAGGGTCGGACGTTAGCATGTTCAACGTTTGTGACGGTCTGTTCAAGCGCATCTTTACAGCCACAGCGACCAAGAACCACACAGCCATCGCAGCCAACAGCGAGACTACGGCAGCAGCGCAGGTTTCAGCATTGCGCAAGAAGGGTGCAGCTACAACACTCGTAGACACCATCCTGATGGACGTAGATTCACGCATCATTGACGATAGCGATGCAGTGTTGCTCATGACACGCTCGCTTGCTGACGCATTGACCTACGACATCAAGCAGACCTACCACGATATTATGCCGTGGGAGAAGGTGTTCGATGGCTTCGATGTAGCGACCTACAACGGAGTGAAGATTGCTCGTGTCGGCATTTGGGATAGAATGATTAACGCATACGAGAAGGGCGAGACGACAGTCAACCTTCCACACCGTGCGGTATTCTGTAACCCTAAGCACCTTATGGTGGGCACTGATGCCGATGCACTCATTAGCGACCTCGACATCTGGTTCGACCAGAAGGAGCGCAGAAATTATCTCTATGCTACCGGTAAGATTGGCACGGCTCTCCTCGAAGAGAACATGATCCATGCAGCTTACTAATCGCTCCAAATTTTCAGTTTAGTATTAAGTTATTTTGACAATCCTCAACACCCACAAAACGGTGTTGGGGATATAACAATTAAAAACGAATTAATATGACAACAACTTGCGAGAGCCTTATCGCTCAGGACATCATCATCCCTTGCGAAGACCAAGTAACAAAGGGACTGGAGGGCGATGGACTTATCATCAACCGAGACGACATCGACTTCACCAAGTCCGTTGTAGCGGGCAATATAATTAAAACATTAGTTTTGAAGACTGGCAAGAAAGCATACGCTATCCGGCAGGAAGGCAGCAAGCCATTCACTGGAACCAAGACCGAGCTGACCGTTGGCACGTATCGCAACAGCTGGAAGAATACCGTAGCAGTCGTGGTATTGGCAAACACACCTGACGTTTGCGCAAATATCATTGACGGACTGGCGAATGGAAAGTTCGTTATCATCCTTCGCAATCTCTCTAAGGGAACGGACGGAAAGGCAGAGTATCAGGTGTTCGGATATGCGCAGGCACTGAAGGCAAGTGCAGGCGAGAACGACAAGTACTCAGACGACACCGAGGGTGGCTGGCTTATCACGCTGGAAGAGGAGAGCGTACCGAAGGCAGCTTATTTCTTCTTCGACACAGACAGCGAGACCACAGCAGCCAAGTATAAGAGCCTTCTGACGGAAGCAGCAGCGTAGCCTATGACATACAAGGAAGCAATAGCCGAGGTTGGGGAGTTGAAGGCACGTTTCGACAGTCCCTTTGATGCAACCGACAAGGCAGTTATTGAAACTCTATATTTCGAGGTAACACGCAAGCGTTTTGTTCCGACAACCTGCCAGCAGTGTTACCACGATGCTTTAATCGAAATTTATCTAAAACTCAAAAAAGAAAAGGCAATGCCAAAAACATGTAATTACGCAATGAAGGCAGGTTTTATCATTTCCTGCCCGGATTTCTACCATGGTAAGATTTTCACGAATGAGAACCTGACCGACAAGGTAGCGCACGAATATCTGACGAAGTACCCACACATGGAGAGTTACTTTCAGAAGATACCCAGCGAGGAACTCATCGAGAACAAGCAGCCGCCAGCAGGCAGCGACAGCGGTGCAGATGATACCGATGGGAAAGATCCTGCCGAAAAAGCAGCAGGCAGCGACAAGAAGAAAGACCTCGACCAAGCCGAAAAAGCAGGCAAGGAAGAGTAACAAAACAACAAGTAAAACGACACAAGCAGTATGAACGTTAAGACAGTTAAAAAGCCAAAGCGAAGGGTTGATATCGGCTACGTCAGCCGATTCAAGATGCAGGCATACGGATATGACAATCTATATCCGCAGAACCTCGCACGCATCACGGAAGCCAGCGGTACGGCAATGCTGTGCCTTAATCGATATGCCCGATTCATTGAGGGCTACGGCTTTGATAGCGACATTCTAGCATCGTTGGCGATGAACCAGCAGGGGGACACGGCAGACGATTTGCTCCGGAACGTAGCGCAAGACCTCGCACGCTTTGGAGGCTTTGCCCTTCATGTAAACTACAACGTTCTAGGGCAGGTGTCGAGCGTGAGCCACGTACCATTTGAGAATTGCCGACTGGAAGAGACGGACGACAAGGGGAACGTGGCGCACGTCTTGTTGCACCCCGACTGGGAGCAGAAGAAAACGAGGAATGGAAAGCGGTTGATGGTGAACGACAAGACTATCGAGCGCATCAACGTTTTCAATCCCGACCCCGACATCGTTCTTGAACAGATTGAGAACGCTGGCGGCATCGACAGCTACAAGGGGCAGATTCTGTGGCAGAGCCTAGACGGAAAGTTCATCTATCCGACAGCCAGCTACGATTCAGCCATCACGGAGATTTCGACCGATGAGGGACTGGGGAACGTGAAGATGCGAAACGTCCGCAACAACTTCCTCGTATCGTGTATGCTTGTAACAAAAAAAGGCGTTCCGAAGTTCAATGAGGAAGGCGAAGAGGTGGAGAGCGGACAGATGATTTCCGATGAAGACCTTTTGCAGTTCCAAGGGGACGAGAACACAGCGAAGATTCTTGCGGTCGAGGTTGAGAACGAGGAAGACGAACCGAAGGTTGTTGCCTTCCCTACGAAGAACTTCGACAAGGAGTTTTCCGTGACCGACAGCAGCGTTATCGAGCGCATTTACGCACAGTTCCATCAAGAACTCTTCTACTCCATCCGTATTGGCAAGCTGGGATTCAGCGGACAAGTGATGCAGGATGCCTACGAGTACTATGCCGGAGAAGTGACGACCGAGCAGCGATTCATCGAGCGAGCCTTCAAGAAGATTTTCAACAGCTGGCAAGACCCATCCATTCAGAACCTAGACCCCAAGCTACAGCCGCTAAAGTATATCAGCAGCGAGGTGGCAGGTAACAACACGATAGACTAATTGATTGAGCCTATGGGAGAACAAAGAAAACAACTTATCACGGTTGATCAGTTCCGAGAACTGGCACGACCGACCAGCACACACCTAGATGAGGATGAAGTGAACGCATACATTCGGGAATGCGAAGATGCGAACATCATACCAGCCATCGGGTGGGAGCGGTTCAAGGCAGCGACCGAGCAGGGAGAGTGGGGCGATTCCGTATTGACCGATTTCCAGCCTGCAACTTTCCTGGACGGTGGCGAATACACCACCAAGAAGAAGGGCGATTGCAGCCAAGAAGAAACCAAGGTGCAGAAGTACACCAGCGGAATACGCAAAGCACTCGCTTATTTCACGTATGCGAGGCTTTTTCGTGCCGATGGCACAATTATAAGCCGAGCAGGTGGAATGCGCCACAGAGACGATTATTCAGACCATGTTCAAGATTTGTCGAACAACAAGCAATACAACGACATCATGGACATGGCAGAAAGATATTTATCAGATGCACTCGAATATCTCAAGGCATTCACCTCGAAAGGAGAAGTGAAGGCACAGCGAGGAACAAGGGCACACATTCACGCAATAGGCAACTAAAAGCACATAAGACATGAACGAGGATATTCAAAAAATGCTCCGTATGGCAGAGCTGATACGAGATGCAACGCAGGTTGGAGAAAACACAGCGGTGCGTGTCGGCACGGAAATTTACGACATCGTTGTCGAGTTAAGCAGGATGCTTGCCATGATGGACGATAAACTGGAGAACGATGCGGTCGTTAGGATTATCAAGAGTGAACTCGCCAAGATAACAATAACGGAAGCGCAAATTGCGGATGGGGCGATAACGGCAGCGAAGCTTGCCGATGGCTCTGTAAAGAACAGACACCTAGCATCCAATTGTGTAACCTCAGATAAACTGCAACCGGGAGCGGTCAAACACGACCATCTGACCGAGGACTGTATATCAACTGGAAACATCAGAGACGGCAGCGTGACAGCAAAAAAACTCGGCACGGACATCTACAAGGATATTTCAAACAGAGTGACCGACATCGTGACGAAGGACTTCCCTCCAGCAATCACGGAGGAACAGATAACAGATATTACTAGTAAATAACAATTTAAAACAATAGATTATGCAATTTTTAGACGCAATTGGACTTGCTTCCTTTTGGAAGAAGATTAAGAACTGGGTTAATATTAATTATTTATCATTAACTGGTGGTACTATAAATGGAAATATTAATATTTCTGGAAATGTTTCAGCTCTACAGTTTAAAAAGACTAATGGTACTTCTACACAAGTTCTTATAGCAGATGGTTCAGTTAAAGGGATTGGTTCAGCTAATGGTATTGCAGGACTTGATGCAAATGGCTATGTTCCATTAGCCCAATTAGGTAATCTTGATACTACAGTTGCAGAAGTAGTAACTGCTCTTCCTACAACTAATATTAAGAAGCATATTTATCTTATTAGAGATACTAGTGGTGTTACCCAGAATCAATATGAGGAATATATTTATACTGGTGATACCAGTGCAACTTATGATGCTTCAAAATGGGAGAAACTCGGAGACTTCCGTGCTACAGTAGACCTTGCAAATTATGCTAAGAAGAGTGAAATACCTACAAAAGTAAGTCAACTTAGTAACGATAAAGGTTATCTTACTTCTCATCAAAGTTTAGCAGATTATGCTAAGAAGAGTGAGACAGTTGACATTAGTACCATTAGAGTAGAGGAAAAGGTTCTCGATGTTACACCACAAGGACAGAAACTACAGCAGGTTATATACTTCCTTAATTTTAATGGTACGATTAAAGAAGTAGTAATTAAAGATGCCACATCAAATATGTCAGGCTTCATGTCTATTAGAGACAAGAATAGACTTGATGGAATAGCTTCTGGTGCTACTGCGGACAGCGCAATCCCAATATCGGTAATTGATGCATTAAATTAGAAAGGAGGTTTGTATGAATTTCTTAGATGAAAGTGGACTAAAGAAGCTTTGGGCGAAAATAAAAGCAAGTTTTAACACAGCTATTGTTAATGATTCTGATTATAGAAATGAACTAGACAACAAAGGAAATATTAGTATTCCATTTGTTGCAAATCATCAGATTGTTAACATGGATTTGTCGTATAATATCAACGTATACGATTGGTTTCAAAAGGCATCGAAAGGAGGCATCCTGGAGGTAGTCTTCGCAGGAGCGCAAGGAGGTAGCACTTTTTGCTATAACAATGGTGATAGCTACATGTATAAAATGCAAGTATCATCACATGGTCCACTTCTTAATAAGGTTACATATTTGGCAACGGCATACGATACCTATGCACGCTTAATCAAGACAGATGATAATAAACTTGTTGTTGCAGAGTTTGTTCAAAACAAATAAAATTGTATAAATAAAATAAATTATTATGAGAAATAAAACAGGTAGAGCAAAACCAGTAACTCCTAAAGCAGGAGTTACTAAAACCTCAAGAAGATATGCTTGTGGTGGTAAACTTGAACTCTAAGTCGCTGACTTTAGAAATTTAAAAGTAAGACAATATGAAGAAGAATAAGAAACAATTACATGAAGCACTGGCTGTGCTTCTTACTAAATTATCATCGGCAAGGGACAATCCCTTGCTGATGGATAACTACGCTGTAAAAGCCTTGCGCACGGTTCTTTTGGAGTTTAAGGAATCGGGCGAACTTCACGAAGCATACAAGGAGCAGATACAATCCACGCTGGAGAGTGACAACCCCTGGGTAGCTATGATGATGAAGTCAATTGGCGCAGATTCTTCTATTAGGAAGAGTATGACCGATGAAGCCATTGATGGAATGATTGATTCGATGTTGGGGAACGATTAAAACATTTTATTATGAATGACAAGGAGAAAGAACTATGGCGAGTTATAGACAACGTAATCAAGTGTTGCGCTATTGAACTGCCGAGCGGAGAGTTGAGCATTACGAGAGAAGACGTTCTTCTCGGCAAGTCGAGAGCAGAAAACCTCGTAATGACACGATGTATGGTCGTTGAGCAGATGATACACGCAGGATTCAGCATAACGACCACTGCGACCGTTCTGAACCGCACCGTTCCAGCAGTGAGACATCTGTGCAAGATGGCGTACACCTATATCAGCACTTCTCGAGTTTATCGACTTGCCACGGCACAAGCGACCCTTCTTAACAAGGACGTTGAGCCGATTTGCATTTAAGAAACAAAAAGAAAATAACCAAAAGCGTTCTTTGACAATAATTCGATAAATACCCCTGCACTAACTTTTTGGAGCGAGCCGAAAATCAGAGTAACTTTGCAGCGGATTCCAATATTTGGCTTCCACGACATAATTAACTCAAAATTTTATGGCAGACACAATCGAAAAAGTTTATTGCACTGGGGACGGTGGCAATGACAACCTAGCAGCAGCCTTGCTCGCTAGAGGTAGAGACAATGATCCAGCAACTATGCTGGCAGCAATGAACGGTGGTATGGGCAACTGGATGAATAACCCGTTTGCCTATATGATGATGATGGCTTGGATGCGAGACTGGAATAACCGTGGCGGCAATTTGCAGGACACGGAATTGCAGAATCAGATTGCGAGCCTTCGCACACAGATGCAGGACGGCAATAATACGGCTCTCCTGATGGACGCAGTGAAGGGCAACAACGTTGCTCTTGGTCAGCTGGCGCAGAATCTTAACTGCGATATGAACCAGCTGCAGAATGCAGTCTGTGGCGTGCAGGCAGCAATCCAAGATGTAGGCGGCAAGGTTGGTTTCAGCGCAGAGCGAGTAATCAACGCAGCGAACCTCGGAAACCTCAACATCATCCAGCAGTTGAAGGACTGCTGCTGCACCACACAGCAGAACATCATCAAGATGGGCTACGACAACCAGCTGGGGCAGAAGGACATCGAGAACTCGATGCAGCGAGGATTCGATTTTAACAACCGCAGCATAGAGCGAGGCTTCTCGGCACTCGGTTTCCAGCTTCAGCAGGACAAGTGCGACATCATCCGCTCGAACCAAGACAACACCCAGCGCATCGTTGACGTTCTCAACAATCACTGGCATCAGGACTTGCAGCAGCGGTACAACGATGCACGCCTGGAGTTGAGCCAGCAGCGACAGAACGCTGAACTTATTGCAGCGTTGAAGACCACCACAACCACCACTGGAGCGTAGGCGGTCTAAACAAAATCTATCAAGGGGCAACTCGCTGTTCTATCAGTGAGACCCCTTTTTGTCTATTTGTCGAATTATCTAAAAAGAGCGCATCATGGAATTTAAGAATATACAAAGAAATCACCCGGTCTATCTGCTAGACAAGCAGACGGTGGAAGTTAAGGAAGGCAAGGTCGTAGACAACCAGCCGCACATCAACACTGGCATCGCAACCATTTCCAGCAGCGGACAGCCCATGCGAGACGTAACAATCGAGGTGGAGGGAAAGCAGACCATCTACACCATACCCGAACACCTCGGAGTTACCTTTGCAGGCGAAACAGTACTGGCAACCGATAAGGCAGACCTTTTGCCCGAAGTTGGGAAATTGGTAAATGAAGCCGATGAGATAATCAAGGCATACGAGCCAAGCAAGGAGCGAAAAGCCAAGGGCGAAGAACTTCTTGCAGCGTTGAACCCGGCAATCAAGGAGAAGCAGGAAACCGAAAAGCGTTTCAAGGCACTTGAGGGCGATATAAGCGGCATTCGTGGCATGGTTAAACAGTTACTCGACAAACTAGGATAGGAGGGCGCACAATGAAGAAAATAATCGTTATGCGCCATTCTTGCGACAGCGAGGAAGAGCGACACCAGCACCAAGAGAGCAACATCATCCACGGCTTGCCATACGAGAAGGCAGCAAAGGCACTCATGGGAGCCAGTGGGTATGTGGCATACGTTGCCAAGCACGGCTACCACTTCACGAAGCAGCTAGCAATCAAGGCAAGCGAGCAGATGAAGAACGTAGACGGAACGAGCCACCGATGGACTGTTGACGAAATCCGGCTGGCAACAAACAACGAGATAATCTCGAAGGGCACAACCCTCGGGGATATTCTCTATTTGGCTAATATGGCTTATGCGGACTTCTACCCGAAGGTAATCAAGACCGAGAGCGACTGCGTACAGTATGCTATTGCCGTAGCCAGTGATCCGGACGGATACGAGGGTATGGCATTCTGCAGGTGGACGGCAGACATCATCGGAAAGGGCGTTACCATTGACTGGGAAAAATTGGAATAACCAAAAAAAATAAATTGATATGAGCGAAGTATTTCACGATTTTCAGGTGCACCACCTCTATTTGTGCGCCCTAGTAATTTTTATCTGTTTTGCTACCATACTGGTTGCCATGACGATTGATTTAATCGCTGGAATCCAGAAGGCGAAGGAACTGCATGTTGCAAGAACTTCAACCGGATTGAAGAAGACGTGCGACAAGGCGAAGAAGTATTTCCCGACATTCGGTATTGCTTCGCTTATGGACGTGGCTACGTGTGTTATCTCTCCATTTCCCATGTTCTCCATCGCCTGGACGGTTTATCTGCTTCTGTGTGAGTTTAAAAGCATCCGGGAGAAGGCATACGAGAAGGCTGAGATACGCAAGCAAGACCGCACGATGCAGGTGATACTCGAAAACAAGGATGAAATTGCGAAGGCGGTTGTCGAGATAATGAAAGAAGAGCGTAAGAAAGGAGGAGACAATGAGGATAACTAGAGCGCAACTTCTAAAGGTAATGCCGAATGCAGGCAGCAGGGCAGACACCTACCTTCAAATCATCAACGGATGGGCAGAGCATTTCCACATCAACACGCCACTAAGGATGGCGCACTATCTCGCACAGATTGCCCACGAAAGCGGAGAGTTGAGATACACAAAGGAACTGGCAAGCGGCAGAGCCTACGAGGGCAGGAAAGACCTCGGCAACACCCAGCAGGGCGATGGCGTGAAGTACAAGGGCAGGGGATTGATACAGATTACCGGGCGAGCCAACTACCGGAAATATGCCAATTATTGCGGCTTCGATGTTGTTGGCAGTCCAGAACTCCTGGAGCGTTCTCTGGGAGCAACGAAATCCTCGATGTGGGTATTCGACACCTTCGGCTGCAATGAGTTGGCAGACCAAGACAACTTGAAGGCTATCCGCAGGAAGATAAATGGCGGCTATAATGGACTGGCATCCTGCGAGAAGTATTTGAAGCGAGCCAAGGAAGCCTTGGAAATCAAGGTGCTTGCGTAA